AGCAAAATCATCATTCAATAAAATTTTATTGAAATTAATTAAATAGAAATAAAATTTTAATTTATCATTGAACATCGGATAAGATCCAGAATTGAATAGGTTATAATCTATTTGATTTTCAAAAAAAATATCTAATTCTTCTTTAGATATGTTATATGATAATATACCATTACATTTAATTTCATTTGCTCCATGTAAATTAACTCCATCTCCTGCATTTATTATATTTAAGATATATTCATTATTTTCTTTCTTTATCATAATAGTAACTGCATGAGTTTTCCATCCTGTATAAATGACAAGATTTTTTTTTATATCTAATGTTTTTTTAATTTCAATTACTTTTTGTTTAAATATAAATAAATGCTCATCAGGTGTAAAATCATAAATATAAATATTGTCGGTAAGATATTTATACATTGTGTATAAACTAACATTATATTTTTTCATTAAATCATTATCTCTTTTTAATATATCTATCATATTTATTAAACTATCCAACATTATTTTTTTATTTTCCCCTGATAATGGAGTATCATTATCTATAGCATATTCAAATAAATAATATAATATTGCTTTATTTTCATAAATTGGTATATTTTCATCTATATTATCCATTATATTATAATAATAAAAATATTATTATAAATTAATTTATTTCAACATGGTTATCATTATTTTGTAATTTAATATTTATACCATCATATTCTATACATCCTAATTCATTGTATTTTTTTATAATTCTAATAAATTCATTATCATCTAATTTAATATTAAGTTTATCTTCTATTATTTTTTTTAATTCATTAATAGAAATATTATTATTATTTAATATATTTAATATAATTGATTTAATTTGTAATTCTGTATTTTTATCAATTGTATTATTTATTAATGAAATTAATGATATTTTTGTATTATTTGATTCAAAATTATGATTAAATATTATATAAAGATCATCATCATTTTTTTTATCTTCTCTTAATATTAATCCAGACTTTAATAAACTATTAATTATATTATTTAATGTAATTTGTTTATTTAAATTATTAATATTTAATTTTTCATTTAATTCTGACATTTTTATTTTTCCTGTTTCTCTTAAACATAATAATACAAACATTTGTAATGTCAATACTAAAAATTGATATGTTTTATATTTAATTTCTATTTCTATTATACTTGTTCCTATTGAAAAATTCCAATTTATTTTTCTATTTGGATATTTTATTTTATATATCATTTCATATATATATATTTGTAATTTTGGATCATTTTCATTATTATCTAATAAATTATATTTATCATAATTATATTCATCAGAACAATTCCATATTGAATATCTTAAAATTATTGGATTCATTAATTTTTTATTTATATTTTCTATTTTATAATGATTATTTTTATTTCTTACTCGTATTTCTGCTTTCTCTAATTCATTATTAATTTTATATCTGTCTAATATATCTGCTAATCTTAATGTTATTTTATTTAATATTGTTTTATCATCTATATTTTTAATTAATATATCTAACATTTGTGCTTTTTTATCACTATCATTATTAATAATATTTGTTAGTAAAAATCGTTCTATATTTTTATCAATTATTTTATTTAATATATCTTTATCATTTATTTTTGATAATAATTCATTTAATAATATAAATTCAATTAATTTTTCTGTTTTTGTATATTCTATCATTTTTAATATTATTTGTTCTAAATTTTTACTATTATTTAATGTTTTACATATGTAATCTCTTGGATGATGTTGTTTTTTTTTAATTTTAATAAGTTCTGAATAATAATTTATTACTTTTATTAAATTATCTATTGTAAAATTATTACATAACATTTCATCTATCATAATTATTAAATCAAATTTATCATTGAAATAATATGTTGATATCATATCAAAATATATTTTGTCATATTCTATTATTATATTTGGATTTTTTTTAATATAATACCATAATTTATTTTGTATTTTATTATAATCTTGTTTATATTTTTCATAAGTATTTACTATATATTCTATTGTTAAATTTGATTTTATATATTCAGAATATATATTATTTTTAATACTATCTATTTTGTTATTAATTATATTTTTTATTTTTTCATTCAACTTATTTGAATTATGATTTATATATATTATATATTCTAATAATTTAATATTTATGTCGTTATTGTCATTTAGTAAAACTTCAGATAATATGTAATCTTCATTAATATCTATTAAATCTAAATATGTCTCAAAAATCATAATTTGTTTAGCCATTTCTTATTATTTTATATATTCTTAATATATCATTTAAATATCAATTTTTTAAATAAAAAAATTGATATTTAAATATTTAAAATTATAATTATTAATAAATTAAATATGAATACATTTGAAAATAAATTTAATGATATATATCAAAATATTAGTAAAAATAATATCAGTTATATAGAATTATATTTTGGAAAATATACACCTCAATTTGGTTCTTATAATTTATCAAAATTAGAATTTGATAATTTAAAAAATAAATTAAATAAAAAATCTCAACCAGTAAATAAACAATTTAATATTTATAAATATTATGATATGATTTTAGAAAAATCTGATATTACTAATATATATTCTCTTAAAAATATATATTCTGAAATTATTAGTTCTAATTGGTTTTTAATTTCTTATAATAAACAATCTATTTCTCCTGAAAATTTTCCATTAATAAATAATTATCATGACAATTATTTACTAAATATGGATATATTTACTATTAATAATTATCAAATTATTTTTTCTACCGAAATTTATCAATCTGAAACTATTTATTCTGTTAAAATTAAATTTGATGTTAATAATTTAATTAATAAAAATTTATTTAATTTATTAACTATTTTTTCATAATAAATAATGATGTAGTAATAAATATAATACAACTAATAAAAGTCCATATATTAATATACCTAATATTGATACTCTTCCTGTTTCATCTGGATTTAAATATTTTATATATCTTGAAAATGTCTCTCTTACTGGTGTTAATGATAAAAATACATAAATTATTAATAATAATAATCCTTCTTTTACATACATTGGTAATGTATTATACCATGATACTGGCTGTGGTTTTGTTTCTGTTACCATTGATTCAAATGTATCATCTCCTAAATTTTCATTTATGTCTTTTGCTAAATCATCTATCATTGTATTTTTTAAATTAGGTTGTTGTTGTTGTGGATATTCTATTCCTGTTTGTATTGAATAATATGGATTTTGTTGTGCTTGATGTATTGTTTCTGCTGAATTATGTCCAGTTTCATATTGCATATTTTGCATTGCTCCATATTGCATATTTTGCATATCCTGTAATCTTCTCATATTTTCATATTGGTCATTATTTTCTTTTTGTCTTAAATCTTGAATTGATGTTCCTGTTAATGATCTATCCATATATTTTTAGTTTATATATTTTATTTATATATAAAAATTTATTATATTTTAACATTATTAAATATATTATAAATAAACTATTTTACAACATAATTGATTATATAAACTATTATATTAGTCAAAATTTCTAAATAATTATTGTAATCATATAATATATAATTGTTATTTTCAATTATTTTATTATATTCAACTAATTTGTATTTTTTTATAAGTCGTTCCATATAATTCCATAATGAAGTATATTGTAGTTTCCAATTAGGTAATATTTGTTCCATAATATCCCACATTATTGAATCTGTCTTTATTATGTATGTATTTACATGCTTCTTATATTTGTAAATTAGTCGTATAATTGTATTATTCAAATTGCATATAAAAATGTTTTGTTCCATTTTTATATTCAATTTATTTTAGACTTTATAATATGTTCATTTATCAATTTTTTATTTTTTTAATTAATATAATATTATAGGTTAATTCTATAAATGTATCACAGTCAATATATTTAGTAATTTGTGTAATTAAACTATATCCTATTGCTTCATTGCGTAAATAATTAATTAGTTCATCTTTATTATTATCCCAATGTAATTTAATATATTGTTGATATCTATTCCATTCATTTGTATTTAGAATATTATCTGAAACTTTTTTCACTTCATCTATATGTAATTCAAAATATTTTCTTAACTTTTTTTCTTGTCCTGTATGTCGCTCTGACATTTATTTTTTATATTATTATGTATTGTTTAATTTGTTATATTTTCAATTTTTTTAATATATTATTTATTTATTGGTTTCTCTCTATATAAACATTCAGATGAATGTTTGTCCCAATCCTTTTTTTGACATTCATCTGAATCATATTTTAATCTATAACAACCTGTGCATCTATATATCTTATTTATATTATTATTACAATAATTACATTTATTTTTATATTCACTTATTCTTTTTTCTAATATACAATATCTATTTTGAACTTGTGGTAAATTATTTTTTTTAATACCATCTAATTGTTCATCTTCATTTAATTTTCTATATTCTAATGTATTTTCACTTAATGTTAAAAATTTATTAAATAAATTTAAATCTAAATCAATATATTCTTCTTGTGAAGATTTTGATACTAATACACAATCTCCATATACTTTTCCATATCCATATAATTTTGTTGCATTTTTATTTATTTCATCTGGTTCTGGATTTGTTTGAACAAACATTACTAAATTAAATTTTAAAAATGGTATTTCTACCCAACGATAATTTTTTACTACATTTTCATTAAATCTTTCTAATGGAAAATTTATATATGTATATTCTTCTGTTTCTTTATTTGTTCTTAATATTACCCCTTTATGAATGATTTTCGTATATATTATTTTATATATATCTTCCTTTGTTAAATTATCTAATTCACATAATTTATCCTCTTTTATCTTTGATTTTATTATAACTGTATTTCCATATACTTTTGTTTTATCAATTGTTAATAATGAACTTGTTATATTTAAATCATCTTCTTTATTTTCTTCTTTATCTTTATTTAATATATTACTTTTATCAAAATAACACATTTGATATACATATTTATTATCTTCAGATATTATTTTAGTTGAACCTATACAAGATAAATTATTTATTAATCCTATTTCATTTACAACTACTGTCATTATTTCTTCCTCTTCTACTTCATCTATTCTAATATAATTATCAAGTAAATTTTTTATATCATCTGTCTTTAAATCGTATTTTGCTAATAAATTTAAATCAATATTATGTTTATTTATTATAGCAATATTATATTTTTTCATATATATTTTATATCAATAATAATTTTTTATTTTATACGCTATAAGTATAATGAATATATATTGTCTAAATAAATATTTTATTTTTTTGATTATGATTACTATAATAGGTTTATTTATTCTTCATTTTGTTCAATTAAAAAAATTACAAAATAAATTAGACCATCAAATTAATATTAATAATTTAAAAGAAAATAATATTATTATTAAACAACCAGAACCAAAAATAATTATAAAAGAAAATCAACCTGTTATTCCAGAAATTGATGTTGTAAGACAATATGATTATAGAAAATTCTTTGATCCATTAGAAAATCCAGTTAAAAGATTACCAAGACATTTATTACCTCCCGATTATTTTAGAAATATGATTGATTTATCTACCAGAGGTTATCCTGATAATTTTACTCAATGTGGTATATTAGTTAATAAAAATAATGATAATAAAAATCCTAATAATATTTTGAGATTATTTGGAAGACAAGAATTCCCAAGTTCTAATAGATATGAATATTATACTATGATTAATAGTGGACTTGATCAAATTAAAATTCCTATTCATAATAGAACTAAAAAAGAATTATATGATGGTGATACTATTAAAATTAAAGAATTGGATTCGTTCTATAATGTAAAACTATTTAAATTTGACCAACCACGATATTATCCTGATATAATATTTTAATTAATTTTATTTAATGATAATGATTTTATGATAATAACTACTAATATCATAACCAACAATAATTTACAAAGTGCTAAAATTATTAATCCTATTTTTATATCAGTATTAAATAATTTTATTGTTTGATTAGTTATTGATTTTTTTTTATTAAATAAATCAATTATTGGGACTAATAAATGATTTATAAATGATTCAACTAATTCATTTATTCTTGAACTTATCATACTTGCAATTATTATACCAAATATATTTGTTTTACTTAGAAAACTACTTATACTTAAATTACCTATACTACTTACACTGAGTTCAGTCATAATAGTATTATAGAATTTATTATAAATAAATTAATTTTTTTATTCTATTAAATCACACCATATTATTGTATGTAGTAATTTATTCCAATTTTCTTTTAATTTTTCATCAAAATTATTTATTTTCTTCTGTTCTGACATTTGTTTAAATATTTTTATTATTTCTTTTATTATATTCCATTGATTTTTTGAATATGGTGATACTTGTGTTTGTAAATGAAATAGTTTATGATTATCTCTACTATTACAATCAAATCCTTTTAAGCAATTTAAACATACTATTCTTGCATCTGCTGTATTCCTATAATTATCATTTATTTTTATTAGTTTTTTTATATTTTTTTTAAATTCTATGTCTAATTCTTTTCTTGTCTTTAATTGATTTTTATTTATGAAATTTAATATAAAATCTATTGGAACTGATCTTATATTCTCTGTTACATGTAATATTTTATAATACCCTATATTGTCTTCAAATTGTTCCTCATATAATTCATTCTTACTTCTCTTATTACATCTACCTAATAAACAATATACACATAAAAATTTATAATTTATATATTCCTTCCCTTTTTCTATTAATTCTTTGTCTATACTTATTTCTATATTTATTTTTGTTGTTTTTGTTGGTATAGTTATTTCTTGTTTATTTGATGTTGATTTAACTTCATCATCTAATATATTAAATGGATTGTTTTGTAGTAGTGCCATTTTTGTCTATTTATAAATTTACTTGCTTTAATTTTTAATTTTCAATTTTTTTAATTAAATTATTAATTTATTAATAATTTAATTAAAAAAAGAGTAAATTG